ACGATCGTAACTTTAATTCTCACCAATTCTTGGCAATGGTGAAGTTCAGTCTGCTAAACTCTTCACGGTTGACAATCTTGTAGGTGCCATAATCGTTGCTCATGACATAACCTTCGTGATCGCTCAGTTGACCATCAATTTCACACGAAATCTCAGTGTCGCACTCAATGAAGCAGAACAAATCCATCTTGATAGATTCAACCAACTTCCACAAACGCATCAGGTTGATGTCAACATCATAATTTTCTGCAATTTCATGCTCATCCACCTCTTTACCCTCACGGATATAAGAATTGATGATTTTTTTGAGTTCTGCTGCTTGCTTATCACTCACAAAGGTGCAGAGTGTGCTCATTTGTTTGGCAAACTTGCAGAAGTCCTCAACATCGTCCAGATGCGGACAGATTTCTGCTTCAGGTTGCACCCATTTCACATCCAGAGTATCAACAAACCGTGTGGTGGTAGGTTGTGCAATGGCATTGCGAAGATCATCCTCACAGATATACTCAGTGTGAGGTGCTACAATTACACTTTGCTCAATGATTTCAGGAAACTTATAGGTAATCGTGTTGGGGCGGTAGGTATCATCACCACCAAACCCAATAAAATCACCCTGATAGATGAAATGAGTACGGGGAAGACTATCAAAACAAGCGTGAAGGATAGATGCTACTTTACCCTCATGGTTTGCATCAATTTCTTCGTGAGAATGATTGATTTTGATTTTAACTTTGTTGAACACAGATTTGGTGCCCACAAAGAACTTACCATTGGCAGGATTGCGACCCCACACAATAGCAGGAGCACCATCAATCTTAACCGAAACCAGTGAAGGAGCAGTAAACCAATCCAGCACCGATAGATCACCAGTCAGGATAGAATCTTCGGGGTGTTCAATATGCTTGTTCTGCATTTGCTTGTTGCTCATACCATAGGTACAGTTTGGACGATCGTAACTTTAATTCAATAAAAAAGCACCCACTAAATTGTAGGTGCTCTCATGATATTCTTCAGACTGCTACGCGGCGTGCAATCAGTTGTTGATACTTTTCAGTAAGATAATCAACAGACTGCTTCACATAAGGAGCAACAGTTTGAGTAAACTTAGTCACATCTTCACGAAGTTTGTTGACTTCATATTGATGGATTTGCCAACGAACTTTGATGTCTTCAATGTACTGCTGACGGGTGATGAGAACCTCAGGAACTTTCACTTCAGGAGTAACAACAACGGCATCAACAGTTTGCTTGCGTGCGCGAGGCATAAAGTGGTTTCAACTTACACCATAGGTACACTTTGGACGATCGTAACTTTAATTCAATGGAAGTTTACCAAGTGATTTACTCTTTCTGTGGTCATCAATGAACTTCCTCGCTGATGCTTCCGTCCTACACACTTTGAGTTGCTCTCCGTTATGAATGACCATCAGTTGTTTACCAAACGGAATGGCAGCATAGTTACCCTTACCCACAATAAATCCGTCCATAGCGTTACACTTTCAAAAAAATCGGTCATTTACCTGCGGCGAAGGTATCATAGCACCCCTGCAGCAGAATTGCAAGAAAATCGGGGTTTTGCTCTAGTGGTGGGCATGAGTCTACTGTGAGACTCAGCACCTCCCTGCCATGGGCACAAAAAAAGGGGGGCAGCGCCCCCGTAGGTATAAAGTTTGGAATCAAATCAGCGGCGCACCACACTCACAGCAGGTTCACCTTTCTGGAAGATGGTATCAACCACAGACTGCACAGCGCGGGCAGTAGCAATACCAACCTTGCTGTAGACAGGAACACACACAAGACCAAACGATTTGGTATATTGACTGAGGTTGCCAGGTTGGATACGTCCATCACGCAAACCTTTGGCGTCATCATGATGCAGACGGATGCAACGTCCAATGGTCTGACTGATACCAATGAAGTCCATGTTACGCAGGAAAAGTACCGCTTCCAGACCGCTCACATTGATACCCTCAGCAAGGATGCTATGGTGTAGAACAACGAATTTCTTATCGTTATCCTTACCCCATGCAGATAGGGTATCAAAGAATACCTCACGGTTGACCTTCTGACCATCAATCACAGCGCCAGTCTTGGCAGTAATATACATCCAAGAATAACCACGCTGCTCTAGTTCATGGCAGAAATCAGTTTCAGTCACCAGCGACACAATTTGCTTGGTTGCCTTAGCACAAATCAGAATCTTGCCGACCTGATTCTCATCGATGGTCTCCAGCAGATTCTCAGAGTCACGGTCAAAGTTGGTCTGCTTACCAGTCACCATTGCAAGTTGCTTGACAATCACTTTAGGCGGCACAATATAACCACCTTCAACCAACTCAGGAGCAGGAACTTTGCAGATAACCTGACCATAAACCGCAACATCATTCATCCCAGGTTTGCCAACTGCCAGGGAATGTTTGGGAGTTGCGGTAAAGAAGTAGCAACGACGTGCATTCGCAGCAAAGTGCTCAGTTGCAGGGAAAAAGTGACGTTGAACGCTGTTATGTGCCTCATCAAAGTAGATGGTATCCACATCAATCTCCGCAACAGCAAGACGCGACAGAGAGTTGTAGGTGGTTACAATCAGACGATGATTGTTGGTATTGGCATCAACCCAACGGCGAATCTCATACGGACGAGTAGAAGATTCGTGATGAGTTTCTCCACTGTGAACGTGGAAAACCTTTGCGTTGGTGATAAACTCCAGAAACTCAGCAGAGAGTTGTTCTGCCAGCAGAATACGCGGAGCAACTACAACAATGGTCTGTGGAGTTTCAGACTGCAACTCACGCAGAGCATCATAGATCATCTTCAGCGTCTTGCCGCCACCAGTAGGAACAATGATCTGACCTTTATCATGTTGTTGCATAGCAGCAACACCACGTTCTTGGTGCGGACGGAGTTGGATTTTCATGGATTGCATTATCTAGTATAGGGACACTTTGGACGATCGTAACTTTAATTGATTGACGATTTCCAGTAATTCAAGTCTTCAATCACGCTTTGCATCGTGGCGCGACTATATCCATTTGCATAACTTGGAGATTGCTCAGTAGTTTCTGCATAGTAATCTACATTATAGCATACATCAACACCCTGTTGAAGGGTTTTGAGAATACGCTCATAGACATAATCAGGGATTTGAATGTAATTCATTGTTCTCAGTGGTTTGGTATCTAAAGACTAAAATAGCACGCTTAGAGGTCAATCTGAGCGTGCTGGTGAGATTTAATCAACCTCCATAAACTTCTTCAGCAATAGGAGTATCACCAAACATTTCTTGGAACAACCAATCAGCAGGTTTGTTGAGGTTGGTTTCACACTCTTTCAGAAAAGCAATCTCACGAGTCCAAAACTCTACAGATTTCTTTGCCTTCAGATACTCATTGCGAGCATCATAGAGTTTGCGTTGGATTTCGATGCGGTCCATAATGAAGTTGTCCTTATACTACAGGTACACTTTGGACGATCGTAACTTTAATTCAAAGTCAAGTTGACATTCTTCGTTGTACGTGAGCAAGGATTTTGGTTCTTGCTTTACCTGTTGGTTTTTGACCTGTTGCCTTCTCATATTTCTCAGTTTCTTGCTGCTTCATTATACCTCTCAACATTGTCTCACCTTCTCTGGTTTGCTTGTTTCTTTCTTTTGTAGATAAACCAGATGCTTTTGGTGGAGTATATCCAGGAGCTGGTTCTGCTTTTGGTTTCTTTTTAGAAAGAAGTTTAGATGCTTCCTTAGATGCTTCTTTTGCTTTTGGTTTTGCTGATGCTGCTGGCGCTGCTCCACCTTTTCTAGCGGCAATTCTTGCTTGTGCTGCCTTTCTTCTTTCTTCTTTTGCTGCTGCTAATTGTGCTTCTCTTGCAGATCCACGCTCTTGTTCTGGTTGCTGTTCTCTTTCTGAACTCTGTCTTTGCTGCCCAATATCTTTGCGTGGTTTATACTCAACGGGTTCCATTTTACCGCCGCCGACTGCTTTCATACGACGTCTTTCAGGAGTTGTCTTTTTGCGTTCCGCGCCAATACGACCACCCGCTCTAGCACGTTTGATAGTTGCAGCAAATCCAAGTGCTTTGGACTTGTCTTCAACTTCTTCACAAAGTGACATAAACTCCTGAAATGTACGCATTGTTCTATCTAAACACTACTTTTTAGTATTTAGATACCGTCTTCCTTTGCTTTATAGGAACCCTTGAAGACTCGTCCTTCAGCATAAAATTGCTTCACACGTTCACGGCGGGTTGCAAGCAGCAAATCATATTCCTCTTGTTGTTGTTTAGTAAACACAAAATCTTGTTTGCGCCATGCTTCTTTCAGTTCGTTAATGTGAGGCAGCACGTTAGGGATTTGTTCAGTCATTTGTTCAGGATACAGGAGTTTCAGTTTCAGTGGTCGTTTCGGTGGGCACTTGTTTAGGTGTCACCCGAACATTGTAAGGACTATTGAAGAACCTGCGGAAAGAAGTAACAACAATAAGAAACGTTGAAACCACACCCACAAGACCAATGATGGTAACAGCATCACCACTGAAAGTGTAAGTATCAGGAGTCATAATCAGAAATCGTAGTTGGAGTTAATCAGACGTTGAAAAGATTTATCATCCTCGTTTTCATCAAAGAGTTCTTCATAAACTTCTTCAACAAAATCAGCAGGATAAAACTCCTCAACTTGAATGTCGTCGTAGTGATTCATCTTTTGGATTGAACGCTTACACTATAGAGACACTTCGGACGATCGTAACTTTAATTGTCAGTCAATTCTCTTAATCTTATCTGCTTTCTTCTTTGCTTTCTTGATAGCACCACCACCAATTCCACCTTGCTTATCTAATACTTTCTTGACTTTCTTTTCAGTATTAAGAGGTCCAGATGGCCCTTCATATGGAGCAAGAGTATAAGTCTTTACACCATCTACTTCTTTATAAGTTCCTGGAACTGCGTGAGGTGGTGTAGATGTTTCCTTCTCACAAACTAACAAAAACTCTCTAAAGGTAATCATTTCTTATTTCCACCCTTTTGAGGTTTTTACATTATATTCTTTCTTTCCAGGTCCAATATCAGCAATCTTATACTCTATTGGTTTTTGAGTATCAATCTTTACTTTCTTTCTTGCTTCAACAATACTCTCTCTCCAATCCTCACTCATATTCACCATAATCTTATGTGCTGCTTCTTCAGTTTCAGCATATCCTTCATCAAGAAGATGTGAGAGGATGATGTCGTAGAGGTCATACTCTTCCCTTTGAGTTTTTTCACCCCTATCCCTATTTTCCATTTCTCTAAATCTACTATCAACAGGGTCGTGAGTTCTTAACTTGGTTTTTATCTTTTTGATTTGGGATGCTTTCTTCGCAACTTTTTCTCTTTGCTTACTTTCTAAATCTTCAAGTCCTCTTTTAGTATAATCTTTTCTAAAACTATTGGCAGAATGTGCTGCTCCAGATTTTCTTACTATCTGCCCCAACATTTTTTCTCTTGGAAGTGGTTGGATGCTTTCACTCACTTCAGCACAAACTTCCATATATGCTTCTTGGATATTGCGAATATCTTTTGCGTCCATTTTTACAAATACTTTTTAGGTATTTATAAAATCACTCAAACTCAAGCACTCTATTTACCTTTCGTGCTGGTGGAGTTTGATACATTTCAGCACTTACACCATCAATATAAACTTCTACCTTTGTTTCATCATTCCAGTGTTTCACTACACCAGCAACAATGAAAGCATTGGTAATCAAATAAGTCGCAAAAATAAAAGTTCGGATAAGAGCAATCTTATCCGATTCCTTATCACATTTACTTGCTTTCTCCCCAATCGCTTTCGCCCACCATCGCCACAGGGTTTTCTTCTTTTTCATGCTTTGATTTTCTTTTTCGTACATACTTCAACTCCTGCCATTGTTGGTGATAACAAACCACAAGTAATCGTTCATTTCTATGTAGAGAGCAGTGCTGATAGTTTTCTTTATCTTTAGGACGGACAGATACTTCAATGGTAACATAATCAGTACACTTAAAGTACACCCAACCTCTAATGTGCTTCTTCCACTTCACATAGTCATTTACTTGCGGTTCGTAAGTCATACAAAGAACGCTTCTACTCCCTGATATTTAATAGGCATCGCAGTATAGTTTCTTGTGTCATCAAAGTCAACTTCTTTACCGACAGTTGAACTATTTACAGGACTATAGAACTTACACTTTTTGTAGTCGTAGAACCCCCAAATTGTACGGGTAGGTTTACCCATATTGTAATCAAACTTGCGGTGGCAACGCAACCAAACAGAAAAGATATTACGTTTGAACTCTTCAACTTCATAAGAATAACCTTGGGGAGCTTTGTGCTTAAACTTGGGAATAAGGTCAACAGAAAGTTTCATCAGCAATCATAGAACTTTTCACGATTCAGGAGATTGATTTGCTCCTGTAGTTGTAGGATTTCTTTTTGTTGTTCTGTGATTTTGTCTTGCAGTTGTGAAATCCTGCCTTGATACTGTTGTTTCAAATCAAACACCATTTTGTTTGTGTGAGAGACGTGATGTGTCATAATCAAGTGGTAAAAGATTCAACAATACGGGACTCTTCTTCATCTACAAGAGCAAAACGAGGAGCAGCAACTACACGCTCCATAATCTTATTGTCATAGGTAGAATCGTAACAAATGTCACTATCTCGCAGAATGTCATGGCACTCAATGTCATCCTCAGCAATCACATTGATAAGTCCGCCATATTCCGAAGAAGGAAAAGGAACCCAGTAGTCAACAATGTACAGATACTTCATTTGTCTTTGTAAATTACCTCTCAAGTTTAGTTGTTAGTGTTTCAAATGTCAATAGAACTCAGCAAGATAGTAGTCAACTGTGACTTCAAGTTTTGCTGCTTCTCGTTCAACTTCTTTCCAAAACTCTTCTACTACTTTATCCATTTCTGATTGTTTGATGAGATCACGAAGACTTTTTGGAATCATTTTGTTTGCTCCTGTTGTTTAAGTTGTGCTTCTTCCCTAGGATACATGACGCGGAAGTAATACTTCATCAATGCAGATACAAATGCAACTAATGCAAGATAAAGTCCTACTGCGAGAGTAATGCTCATTCTACATTACAATCGGGATGCCATTTTTCCTGAGATTGACAGAACTGTTCTTTGGGAGAATGTGCAATCTCAGAACTTGGCGGTCGTTTCAGATTTTCAATTGCTTGCTTACGATAATATACTTTATACATATCATCATCGCGTTTAATTAGAAATACGTTCCATCCAAGAATAGCAATGAAAGCAAGAAAGATGTAGGAAATGTGCTTGGAAGTCATACGGCAAGAGCACCAGAAGGGATTTCAACGATTTCAGGCATTTTGTTACCAAACTCATTACGATTATAGCACACCCATTCACCATTCAGAGTGTAAAGATAAGCATATTCTTCACCTTCTGCCAGATAATCATACTTGTTGGCATCAAGGCGAGGAGGGCAATCTTCACCACGTTGAGAGTAGTATTGAGGACCGTATTCTTGTGCCTTAGTCTCACTATCCCAACGTGATTCAGTCCAGCAGGAACTCATATCACCACCGTCAATCAGTTCAGCAACTTTATCATAGGTGTTGTAATGAGTCTTGAGAATACGACCCAACCACTCAGGATAACCGTCCCAGTGGTGATACACAGAGAGCACAGATTCGTCAGCGAGTTGAATACCGATGCGTGAGCGGGTTGCCATTTCAAGTTTGTTGCTTACACTATAGGGACACTTTGGACGATCGTAACTTTAATAGCAATTCACATTTGCTGCTCCAGTTCCAAGAACTGCTCCAAGAGGTATAGCCCAACTCCAAGCATTTTTCTTAGAAACTGCTGCTGCAATTCCACCACCTAACAATCCTCCAAGAATTGTTCTTGCTGGATTGCATCTAGGTTGTGCATAAACTGGTTCAACATAAGTTGGTTGATATGAAGTATATGCACATGGGATTCTTCTTCGGTCTGTTCTAACATATCCTCTAACATATTGCCCATAAGCATTGTAATATCCAGGGATATATTCTTCTACATTTTCATAACAAAAAGATTCAGTATAAACTCTTTGTTGTGCAAATGTAGATGTTGGTAACAACAATAAAGTTGAAAGTAAAAGTGCTTTGAGTTTCATATTCAGGTGCCCATTTCTTTCAAACTTCGAACCAAATACTCAGTGAACGCTTCCATTTTTTCAGGAACAACTGTTTGCGGATACTGGTTAATTGCTTTTCTAAGAGCATCCATTTCATTCCATTCCGCATCAGTAAGTTTGTCTTTTTTTCCCGGTGAAAGTGTCATAGGTTTTGCTCCCGCAATTATGTTCATATCCTAACATTATTTAAGGGAGAAGTACGATTCCTTAATATTCTCTTTAGAGTGTTGTAAAACTTCTTAATCATTAAAGAATGAGCCAAAAGATCCTTTACTTCCAGGGTTTCTATTGTCAAGCATATCCATAATTTCCTCAAATTTCTTACATTGCTCAATGTCAAGAAGAAGTTTTGAGAGTTGTTGAACTACAAGTGGTTTTTCATTTGTAGCAGCAGATTTAATTGCTGCACGAAGGTGAGATTCTGCTTCTAGCAAATGTTCAAGCGTTTGTTGAGAAAGTGCCATTAGTATTCGTTCCTATGTCTTGGTTGTTTTGTCACGGTTTTGTAAAAACAATAGTCTGGCAATTGTGCCTTTTGTTGCTCAAAATAAATGCAGAGTTGAGCAACATCTTTTGGATATCTGGATCCTACAATACTACTGCCAATATTGTCAAGATGGCAGAAGATATTATACCCACATATAAGAACTTCAAACATTAGGTCTTATCTACCTTACGGAGAGTGTAAGTGCCATTGTTATTATCTACCCACTCCACGGTGTCACCTTCTTTAAGATTTGCTGCCTCTAGAAGATCATCAGGGAACTGAATATAATAGTCATCAATACCCTCTTCAATTTTTTGTTGAACAGGAAGTTGCCACTTAACTACTTTATCTTTCTTTGTAACATAGTCAGGAATCCACACATCACCATCTTCACTTACATAAAGAGGATAACCATCTTTAGGTCCAACTGGAGTCCAATCATACCCACCTTCTTTTTTTATTTCCTCAATCTCTTTTTTGAGATCTGGTTGTTTATTGTAGTATTCTGCTTCTCTCAGACTATACTCCAAATCACTGTGACCCCAGGGGGGCATTGAGTCTTCCCAAAAATCATTCCATGCACCCTTACATTCGGGAGATGGATCATCTTTGTCACAACTCAAGATTTTATCTACACAATCATCATACTCTTTAACATGACCAATACCATTACCATTCAGTAATGCAAGGAGTTCATATGCTTCAGATGTTTTCTGTTTATATGCGTAGTAGTTTTCTTCTACTACCTTACGAATAGTATCGTAGATTTCCTGCGGAGTTGCTTCACCTGCAGACATTGCATCGTGCATCCAGTTCTCAAGATTTTCAAGAGAATACTTTTTATAATCAAAGTTCATAATCAATCTCTGAGTTTAGGTTTAGAACAATCATTGCAGTAGTAAGAAAATCCATCACGGAAGTATTTTACAACTTGATAGTGGTTAATGTCAAGCGGTTTTTCCACTCCACACTTATCACAAATCTTGGTCTTTTTTGAATGACTTGCGAACTCTTTTGAGTGATTTGAGTTCCTGTTTAATATTTTTGTAAGCAGTTTCAGCATCAATTCTTCCCCCCATTTCATGGCACAAATAATATCTACTCTTGTTCCAAAATGTGCTAATGCTCTTTCAAAACTGTCAAGTTCTTCATACATTGTTATCAGTCCATTTTTCAACTGTTAGAATATCTATACGAGCATCTACAGCATCAATAGAATTCATAAGTTCATAAAGAGTATTTGTAGTTTCTATATTTTCCGCTTCAAGAGTTTCAATTCTTTGTTGAAGTTTTATCAACTTAGAATAAACATCAATATCTTCAGTAATTAGTTTCTGTGAAGGTGAAAGGAACCATTTAATAAATTTTTTAATCACTATCAAGAACTCCAACATATTCTAAGTACCTACGATATGCCATAAAACGTCTCAAAGATGGTTGCCCTGGAACGTCTAATTGATGACATATTTCACAATAACATAACCATTCATACCATGGAGTTGTTTTATCAAGAACATGATAATTTACAGAAGTTCTTTCCAAAACTGCTCTCCTTTTTGTAGTGCTAGAGTAACAGTTGTATGTTCTCTTGCATGACGATCTAAATCTTTTTCATGGAAATAGATGTTTGATCTTTCAACTGCACACTTGAATATATTTGCCCACATTTGCTGTTTAAGTGTTAGTCTCATTTTCATTTTTTAGACTTGGATGTGGTGCGTACAATGGACCAGAATAGTTACCAGCAAACTTTGACTCATTTACACTTTTTACAGTTGTATGAAGTTGCTTAAGTGACTCAATGGTTTCTGGTGTTTCTTCCCATTCCCACGAATTACCATTTTTATCAATAAAATTACGTGTTGTCATAGTTTTCCTCCAACGGTTCCATCGTAGGTCTTTGTTTCTTTTTTGTCAAATCCTTCTTGTTGTTGTTTCAAATACCAACGGGTTGCGCGGATACATTCTTCTTCAGTTAATGAAGTGATAATACCCTTTCCTTCAGGTTCATGCGATTGCCATAATCCATACTTTTTTTCTTCAACATAAAAAGCATCATCAATCAATTTTTTATCCATAATGACTTAATTGTCGTTTTAGTTCTACTTTCATACTAATTAAATGACTATACAAAAAGTCTTGATATTGATTATTCTCAAGAAGTTTTGAGAGATTATCTATCTGGATCAAAGCAAGAATGAGTTTAGTTTTATCATTCATTTTTTACGCTTTGTAGTGCGAGCAGTGTTTCCAGTGGTATCCACGCTGGGTTTTCGTTTGCGAACTGTACTTTTACTTCCGTTACTTTTTGGTTTAGACTTTTGCTCCGCACTTCTCTTGTTCCTTTTACTGGGGACAGGGGGTTCATCACGACGATCAATCTTAATAGTTATCTTATCCAGTTTATACCGACTTAAGTATTTTTGCAAGTGCTCTTCACATTCAAACCAACAAATAGTTGTATTTTTTTTCTCCCCAAATTCAAGTCTGAACGCAAACTTTTCATAGGGAAACAATGGTGCTTCATTCATTCTGCTGCTCTCCATGCTTTACGCATCATAACATACTTTGAATCTTTTGCTGCTAAATCTCTGAAGTGTTTGAATATTGCTGCAGACTTTGCTTTTTCGCATGTAAGTGCATCTTTGTCCTGGGGTAATACCTTACCATCTTCAGAGTATTTTTTCCCACTACTGTGATTTGCATATCTTCTGGCGCGAGTAAATCCCATCTCAAGGAATTTTCGCGCCATGTCCATACCAATGAAGTCACCCTCCCGTGAATAATCCAGGAACATTTGGTATATTTTAAGAGCAGACTTCCGAGCAGTAGTCTCATCTTTGAACCTCCAATACTGGCAAATATCTTCAGTATATGGTCTGCAAAGGAGAACTCCTTGCTCACCTCTGCCAATTCTATATAGTTTTCTTATGTTAGAATTAGTGAAATCTAAAGTTTTGTAATCAAGTGAGTAATCAAACTCTTTCATGTTTTTAGATGTTTGATGAGTTCGGGGAAATTTGCTTTACCATGCCAGAATACTCCACCGATCACCAGTAGGTCAAGTGCTACCAGGACACTTAGCATAATGACCACTTTTGTTTTATCACTCATCGCCTAGTTACATGCTCATATTCCACTACTTTACCACACTTGAAGTGAATACAACAACGTGGCCAATCTTCCCACTCCCCTTTCCAATTTGATGGATAAATCTCAACGTATTTTGTAATCGGATGAACTCTATACTTTCCATGTTGTCCTGTAGGAATCCACTCATAGTTTAGAAACTGTCTATCTGGATCATAACGTGGGTCATCCTTTTCAATAATCTCAAAGGTATTTGTTCCCTTATAATCAGGACACCACAAATATCCAGCAGGATCTATCCAGAAATGAGACATTGTACCACTATAATGGTCTTCAATATCCTTAGTTTGACATTCTACATTTGTGAATTGTTCTCCCAGATCATAAGAAGATCTTAAATAATCAAACATACCCATGGTTATTCTCCAAGTGTATGAATGACTGGTTTCTCATGTGCAAGAATATGATATAATTCTTTATTTTTTGCTGCTGACACTGGAATAAACTCAGTTTCTGGATTAAATTCACCATCACGAATTGCTTGGTTAATAACAATCGATCCTTCTTCACCAGAATAAGAACGATGGAAAGTCATTTTAGGAATCACCAGAGCACCAGAAGAACGGTTAAGATGTACAATATGGTATGGATAACGCCATTCAGGATTTACCAATTCAAATGTTCTCATGCCAGATAGAACCCGATTGTGATCTATCTGATGATAGTGGATATAAAATTGTTTTGCTCCAACAATGTCATCAGGTGGAGAGATTGCAGCACCAGTATGACATACAAGGTCTTGGGCATTTGAATTTTCTACAGAGATGTCGTAAAAAACAACTGCTTCCGTCTCACGAAATACTCTGTGCTTCTTAAACTGTACTTCACTCATTAGTCGTAAATGTTTTGCTCTTGTTGTATCTTATCTAGGTAATGATAAATTGTCTCTTTAGAATATTGGAAGTCTTCAAACCTTTTTGGATTTCCCTTTTCCATTTTATGCAACATGTTGATCCAATCATAGCGTTTATCAACTACCCATCCATATCTACGCTCATCATGCATAATATCATAAATTGAAATCATCATCTAACTCCACATCTTTCACAAGGTCTTTCAATCGTTCCATATAAAGTTCATCCATAGGAATGACTTTCTCCTTACCAGTTCTCACATCTTCTGCAAGTTGCATCAAATGCTCCAGAAACTCTTTGGGATAAACTTCATCCTCACCCAAACTTCCCCAGAACCATTCAATACATTCCTGTTCTGGGTCA